GTCTTTTGATTAAGCCATCGTTTAGGTTATAATGGCAAAAGGTAAGTATGCATACTTTATCTGTGACCGATCAGGGTTTAGATTTAAATACTCTGAAAGAGTCAAAGAGCCTACGGGGTTGGTTGTTGGAGCTTCGGAAACGGATGGTCGATATAATATATTAGATCACCCGCAGAACAAAACTCCAAGGATTAATGACGATGAAAACTTGAGGGATGCACGTCCAGACACTGTACTAGCTACAACTGGTGATGCTGGATGGAGTCCTGATGATTCAACATTTACAAAGAGAGGTAATTAAAAATGGCCATTACACAAGCTGTATGTAACTCTTTTAAAAGAGATGTTTTACAAGAAGGGCATCAGATTAAAACTGATACCTTAAAGATAGCTCTATTCACAAGTGCAGCTTCATTGTCTGCGGGTACATCTGTATTCTCATCTTCCAATGAAGTAGCATCAAGTGGTGGATATGCTCCCGGCGGAGGCACACTAACTGGTGTGACTATTTCACTTGGTGCAACATCTGCTGCTGGTGGAACAGCAATTATTGATTTTGCTGATATATCTTTTACGAGTACAACATTCTCAGCTAGAGGAGCACTAATATATAATTCATCTAATAGTAATAAAGCTATTGCTGTTTTAGACTTTGGGTCTGATAAAGTATCGACTAACGGTACGTTTACAATTTCATTCCCTGCTGCTGCTGCATCGACTGCTATTATCACACTTTCATAGTCGAGGTTAATCGTCTATGTCTGTGGTTACTAGTGGATACAGTAGAAATACTTGGAACTCAGGTGCATGGAACCGTAGTGTTGTTGACCGATCGGTTACAGTAACAGGAGTTTCACTATCTACTGCTCTTCGTTCTGTAGAAGTAACTATTCCGGGCACTGCTTTTGTAACTAACGTAGGAATAAGTTTATCTCTTCGTAGTGTAGGAACAGCAGCTAATGCCAATGTATCTGTAACCAGAACTAACATAGGATTTAGTTTACGATCAGCAGTTGTTGAAGTTATTAAAACACAAAATGTTACAGGGGTAGCATTAGTAACTACACTGAGAAGTCCGTCATTAACAGGTAGTCCAAAAGTTTCTTTAACAGGACTATCACCAAGCTTTACATTAAGAGATGCTATAGCTTTTTTTGGTGTTGCAGTTATACCATCACAAACATCGGCAACTTTCGCAACAGGTAATGAAAACATAGAGGCTGGAGCTAATCCAGTAATTTATACAAGTAAAGCATTTAAGGTAACGGTTGTAAATGTAGGAGGAGCTAACAAATACTTCATAGATGGTAGACAACAGTATGGTTTAAATTTAGTCAAAGATAGAAACCTATATACCTTTGATCAATCTGATAGTTCTAATGCTGGTCATCCGTTACGATTTTATTTAGATGAGGGTAGAACCACACCGTTTACAACAAATGTACAAACGGTAGGAACTCCGGGTAATGCTGGAGCTTATACACAAATATTTGTTGCGAATGATGGTCCAACTACATTATACTATCAGTGTAGTATACACGCAGGTATGGGAGGTAAAGCAAACTTCCAACCACTAGTAAGAACAAGGGTCATATCACCAAATATAAATGGTGATGGTAACTTGGTATTAACAGGAGTTAGTGCTAGATTTAGAACACACATAAGAGGAATATGGACACCGAAAGTTTTTGGTGGTACTTCTGAAATATGGAAGGCTAAGAAGATATGAGTATAACATTTAATCAATTAGTAAACAGAATTAAAACGACAAGTGAAGATACCAGCACAGAGTTTGTGGGTGACATCCCAGCTTTTATAGAAAGAGCTGAAGCACGATTAACAAGAGAAATAGATTCGTATGGTGTTGTGCAATATGCAACATCAAATCTGGTTATTGGTGATCCGTTTATTACCAAACCCGTAAACACATTAATTATAAAAAATTTAAATATTATAAAGTCTGACGGCACACGTATTAATTTATTACAAAAGACTGACGAATATTTAAATGATTATTGGCCGGAACGTACAAGCACAGGAGTGCCTAGATATTATGCAAACTTTGGTTTTAATAATTTACTAATAGCTCCTACACCTGTATCGGCCTTTGATTGTGAGATGTCTTATATTGTTCAACCAACAGCAGCTACCTCAGTGCATCAAGAGAATTTCTTTACTGAATATTGTTCTAATGCATTGTTTTATGCTAGTATGAAGGAAGCTTGTATGTTCATGAAGAACTACTCTGCGGCTCAAGTTTGGGAACAAGAGTATCAACGAGCCTTTACTGACTTATTGAATGAAGCTAGAAGAACAAGACAGGATGATATGAGAAACAATGCCTCACCAGCTGGAGGCGATAATACATTAGTAAAAGGAAGTAATTAATTATGCCCAGTACGTATACAACTAGACTCAGATTAGAGAAACAAGCTGACGGCGAAAATGCAAACACCTGGGGTGATCGTCTTAACCAACAAGTTATTGATATGGTTGATGAAGCCGTTGGTGGTGTAGTCGTTGTTAGCACAACAGGAGCCACAACATCATTAACAGCTAGTAACGGTGCAGCCGATCAGTCTCGTAATGCTGTATTAAGAATTGAAGGAACATTAGGATCTGACTCAACTATAGTAATTCCTAGTGTTGAAAAATTATATGTTGTTGACAATCAGACAACCGGTGGTGCACATACAGTTAAAATAAAAACAGCCGCAACAACAACAAATGTTATTGCTCCCCGTGGGGGTTCAAAGTTTATTTATTGTGATGGTGTAAATGTTCACAACTCCGTTGACCCAGTAGGTGTTAGTGCACTATCTACAGAAGGTGGTGCTGTTGGCCCGATCACAGTTGGTGGTACGGTATCAGCTACAGCCGTAGATTCAACAAGAGTTATTACAACAAGTATTAGTAGTTCAATCACAGACACAACTAAATTATTTGCAACAACAGCTATATCTGTAAGTGCTGTTGACTCACTGGGTAAACAACTTAGAATTACAAAGTCAGCCGTTGCTGATATTGTTTCATTAACTGATGCATCAACGATCTCAGTAAACTTTAACAGTGGTCAAAACTTTGATGTCAGATTAGGTGGTAACAGAAACTTAGGTGCTCCTACCAATGTTCAATCAGGACAAACCGGAAGCTTCTTTGTTCGTCAAGATGGTACTGGATCAAGGACGTTATCATTTAATAGTGCTTACAAGTTTGTTGGGGGCACGGCTCCTACGTTGACAACGACAGCTTCTGCTGTTGACCGTATTGACTACGTTGTGTTATCGAGTTCTAGTGTGCATATGGCAGCATCACTAGATGTTAAATAATACAAGAGGTATAAATGGTATTTCAAAATAATGTTCTTTCAGGTGCAGCCGGATCAGGCACAACCACATATGCAATAGATCAATCAATAAGATTTGATGATGCAGCCGAGCATTATATGTATAGTCCTGCACCATCAAGTAGTAAAGATTTTACTACAACAGCAACAATATCAATGTGGATTAAATTGGGAAATATAGGTCAACATTATTTTGCTGGTGCTTTTTATGGGAGTAATGCAAGATATGATTTTTTTCAAATAAATGCAAATAATAAACTTCAAGCATCAGGCAGAAGTGGTGGAGCATCAACTTCTACAGGAAGTGGTGTAACGAAATGGATAACTACTCAAGTATTTCGTGACCCTTCGGCTTGGTATCATTTAATTTTTGTTTATGATACAACAAATACAGTTCAATCAGAACGATTTAGATTATATATAAATGGTGAAAGAGTAACTGAATTTGATACAGCTCCATCTTATGGAGCAAGTGAATTGGTTTACTGGTTTGGTAAAAGTTCTTATACTACTTTGGGTGCATACTTTAATCAAACTGGCTATGCAGATTATTTCTATTGGGATGGATATATGGCTGAAATGCATGGAGTAGATGGAACTGCACTTGACCAAGATAGCTTTGGCGAATTTAATAGTTCTGGTATTTGGACTCCGAAAGAGTACACAGGAAGTCATGGGACAGATGGGTTTTATATAAAAGGTGCAGATGCAAGTGACTTAGGTACAAATAGTGCAGCTAATGGAAATGATTTTACTTTAAATGGGATTAGTTCGCATGATAAAATGCTCGACTCACCTACGAATAATTATTGTGTTATATCTCCATTAGACAGTTATTTAGGTTCAACAACTTGGTCACAAGGTAATTTACAAATAGGGGGAGCCTCAAATATTACATCTTCAAGTATTAGTGTTACTTCTGGAAAATGGTATGTAGAAGTTAGAAAAAATGCAAATGCTGATAATCAAATCGGAGTTATAAGTGGGGACACAAATCAACCCTCCTCACAACTTGGTACATCTCAGTTTAGACGAGCAGGTTCTGGAACTGCTGAAAGTTTAGCAGCAGGAGATATTTTAGGAATTGCATTAGACTTAGATAATGATGCTATTTATTTTGCAGATAACAATACTTGGATGAATAGTGGCGACCCAACATCTGGAGCATCTAAAACAGGAGCTATATTTACAGATTTAAATCTACATGATGAATGGAGATGGTTTACAGGTTCTAATTCTTTAGCAGTAAATAATACTTGGAATTTTGGACAAGATGGAACATTTGCAGGAACAGAAACAGCTCAAGGAAATACAGATGGTAATGGGCATGGTAATTTTTACTATGCTCCACCTAGTGGATATTTAGCTGTAAATACAAAAAATTTAGGGAGTTAATATGGCAACACCAACAATACCAAATGGCGAAGAATATTTCTTTCCGATAATCTACGAAGGCAACGGAGCTGGGCAACGTGTCGGTAAGTTCGTACCGTTTACAGATAATGGCACGATAGATAATAGTTGTTTATTTAACGGTACAACAAATAATTTTTTATCAAGAACGGCTAGTTCAAATGGAAGTGGGACAACATTAACATTTTCTTGTTGGGTAAAAAGAGGATTATTAGGTCTTAGAGATATAGTGTATAATGGTAACATAACTAGTAACTCTGAACATCTACATTTTGATGCTAATAACAAATTAAATTATTACGAAGCAGGAGGTGGTGCACGAAAGTGGAATTATGTAACAACTAGAACCTTCGAGGATACTTCGAAATGGTATCATATTTATGTTCGCAGAGATACGACAGATTCTACGGCAGCAGATAGAATACAAATTTACGTTGATGGAGAAAGAATCACAGAATATGATACTGAAACACAACCAGCTTTAAATGCAACTGGCTATTGGAATCAAACAACTTATGGTTTTTATATTGGCACCACTGGTAATGCAAGTTATATAAGAGGTATAGGTTATCTTGCAGAAGTAAATATGGTTGATGGTACAACTGTGGATGTATCAACCTTTGGTGTTACTGATACCTCAACTGGTAGATGGATACCCAAAACATTAAGTGGTATTACTTATGGCACGAATGGGTTTAGATTAAAGTTTCAAGATAGTTCAGCACTCGGAGATGACACGAGTGGAAATGGGAATGACTGGAGTGCTACAAATTTAGCTAGTACAGACCAGACTACGGATAGTCCGACACAGAATCATGCGACTTTTAGCCCTAATAGAACAGCAAATAGTCCTACGTTATCTGAAGGTAATTTAAGTATCACTGCTCCATCAAGTAATTATGGCAAAGCATCAATAGAAAAAATTTTCAACTCAAACATAAGTTCTGGTCTATATTGGGAATATACTGATGGAAGCACAAATGGATTTGAAGGTGGTATAATTAAATCATCAAAAGGTAAACCTCAAACATCAGAAGGTGAAACAGATGGAGTTATTTTACAAAGACGTGGTTCAGGTGGTGGTAATACTTATTGGATAAAAAAAAATGATAGTGATTATGCAGATACCAGTGTTAGTCATTCAAGTGGAGATAAAATAGGCATAGCTGTTAAAGATAATAAAATATGGTTTGCTGTTAATAATACTTGGGTATTGAGTGGCGACCCAGCTAATGGAACTAACCCAGCCTCTACATTAGATAATACATCATATATGGCTATGTTAGGTTGTTATGGTAGCACAACAGTTTCAGCTAACTTCGGTCAAAGAAGTTTTGACTACACACCACCAACTGGTTTTTTAGCTTTACAACAAGACAACCTACCATCCACAGATAGAGGTGTAAGTGGACTAGTGTGGATGAAGAACAGAGATACTACAGATGCTCCTCAATGGTACGACAGTTCAAGAGGTAAACACTTATATTTTGTAACAAATTCAACCGCAGCCCAGGCTACAGCTACAGATGGTTTACAAAAGTTTTTAGCTGGTGGTCAGCAGATTGAAGATAGTGATGCAATCAATACAGCTGGTGAATCTTTTGTTAGTTGGAACTGGGTAGGAAATGGAGCAACTAAAGTTACAAATAATGAAGGGTCAAATACAACAACTGTTCAAGCTAATACAGCTGCTGGGTTTAGTATTGTTGAATTTACACCTCCGAGTTCAGGTTTTGATGCGATCACTTATGGGCATGGACTTACACAAGCTCCTGAATGGTTTTTGTGGAAAAGAACAGATTCAACCTCAATGAGATTTTTGTGTTACCATCATAGATCTTATGCTAATTCAAATGGTGGATATGCTTTAGAATTCTCAGCAAGTAATGCTAATTCAGCTTTTAACACTGAATTTGGGTCAACCTCCGTATTTACATCAGCACCAACTGCTACAACTTTTGCTTTACGAAATAACTCCGTAACCGCAGGGGGTCAAAAACATATGGCCTATTGTTGGCACGGAGTAGAGGGGTTTAGTAAATTTGGACAATATAATGCTAATAATTCAACGGATGGTCCATTTGTATATTTAGGTTTCAAACCAAAATTTTTAATTATAAAATCAAGTGCAGCTATTTCTTGGTATGTTATAGATGCTACAAGAAGTCCTATTAATCCAGCAACTGCTGGGATTACAGTAGATAACTCACAAGTTGAATTTACTAATCAGTTTACAATAGATTTTTTAAGCAATGGTTTTAAGATAAGAAACAGTAATTCTGGTTATGGTGCATCAACAAATAGCACATCTCATGACCCATATTATTATATGGCATTTGCTGAACATCCATTTGTTGGTGATGGAACTAGTCCTGTAACTGCAAGGTAGGGTTGTATATATGAAACAAATATTTAATAATAGAAACATACGTAAAGGAGTATTATGTCTTGGGCAATAGTAAAAAACAATCAAGTAATTGAGATACTAAATGGTGCAAAAGCTGTAACCATAAATGGTATACAATACCCTAGCACTATTTTTAATCTGTGGACAAAAGCTGATCTAAAAAACATCGGTATTTATCCAACACAGATTACAAGTACAATAGATAGTAAGACTCACAAAGCAACCGGCGGTGTAACATATACAGTTAACACAGACCACGTGGCTGTTCACTATGCTAAAACACCACACAATTTAACTGATTTAAAAACAAAATTAGTTAATGAAGTTGATACTCAAGCTAATGATATTTTAACACCAACAGATTGGATGACTGTTCGACAAGTTGAAGCTGGTGTGACTATAGCTGATGATTGGAAAACGTGGAGAGCTAGTGTAAGAACACAAGCTAAAGCTATGAAGACAGCTATTAATGCCGTCACAACGATTACTGATGTACCAAGCTTATATGTAGTTTATGCAACAGCTAGTGATGGGACAAGTACATCTGTGTCTAGTGGTCATCTATGGCACTGGCCTAGAAATCCAGATGAGGCTTAGAGAAAGGTGGGAAGAATAAATGTCCACCGATACGATTCTATTTGATGTAAATTTCAGACCGGGGATAGACAGAGAGTCTACAGAGTATGCCTCCAAAGGTGGGTGGTATAATGGTGACAAGGTACGATTCCGTGCCGGTAAACCAGAAAACATTCGTGGCTATGAGAAGAGAGTACAAAAAGAATTTATTGGTGTTGCTAGGTCAGCACACTCATTTACAAGTAACGAAGGATTAAAGTATCATTCATTTGGCACACCGAGTCATTTATATATTTATGCTGGTGGTAAAAACTTTGACGTTACACCATTACGAACATCAACAACATCAAGTGTTACTTATAAAACCGTAGCTTCTAGCACTCGTATATTGGTGTCGTCAACAAGTCATGGAGCTAATGTTGGTGATTATTTTGTTTTAGTATCATCAGCTACTGTCGGTGGTAATCAAAGATTTTTAAACAATGAATTTGAAGTTGTATCAGCCACACCTACTAATTTTACGTTTAATGCTTCCATAGCTTCATCGGCAACTACAACAATAACAACACGATCTAAGTTTCAGTTTTACATACACTCAGGTGGTTCTCAAAATATTCCAGAACTGGGTTGGGGTATTGGTGTTTATAATGCTGGTGTATCAATTACCGGTCGTCGTACATGGAATAGTCCAGCTAGTATATCTGGTGATGCTCAGACTGAACCGTTACGACAATGGTCACTCGATAACTTTGGTGAAGATTTATTAGCTTTACCAAAAGAGGGTCGACTATATGTATGGGATGAATCAGCCGGCACAGGTAACAGAGCTGTGGTTGTATCAACGGCACCAAGTGCATCCAACTTTATGTTTGTATCACAACAGGACAGACACGTTATTTGTTTAGGCACACACGGTGTAGCTAGTGGCTTTGACCCTATGTTAGTTAGGTGGTCAGATCAAAACGACTATACAAACTGGAACGTCAATGTTAGTAGCACATCGGGTGAGAATCAACTAGGTGATGGTAGTGAATTAATCACAGGACTTAACACTCGTAACCAATCACTAATCTGGACAGACAATGCTGTACATGCTATGGAGTTTGTCGGTCCACCATTTATATTTAACTTTAGACAGTTGGGTTCTAACTGTGGTATAGCCGGGCAACATGCAGCAATCGAACTTGATGGTCGTATATTCTGGATGGGTGCCAAAGATTTCTTTGTGTATGATGGTGCTGTTAAAGCTTTACCGTGCACAGTTCGTCGTTTTGTTTATGATGATTTTAATTTTGACCAGAAAGAAAAAGTATATGCGGGTACAAACCAAGAGTTTAGAGAAGTAACGTGGTTATATCCAAGTAAAAATGCAACAGAGATAGATCGATATGTAAGTTATAATCCTGTTGAAAATTATTGGACATTTGGTACAACTATATTTACAACATGGGAAGATAAAGAAGTATTTCAAAACGTGATAACAACGGGTAGAGAAGCTGACGGCGATAACTATTTATACACAAATGAACCCGAAGGTATCTACACAGCTGATGGTCAAAAGCAAGAAGCTTTCCTTGAGTCATCAGAGTTTGATACATCTCCACCATCTTATGGACCAGGAGATAGTATTATGTACTTGGATAGAATCGTTCCAGACTTTACAATAAATGATGGTGGTCGTGTTACATTAAGAATGAAACTTAAAAACTTTCCGAACGGCGAGATTAGAGAAAAGGGACCATTTTTTGTAACACCGACAACACAATTTATAAGAACACGTGCTCGTAGTCGTCAAGCTATTATTAGGATCTCGACATCTACGGGTGGAACTAACTGGCGACTAGGATCTTTCAGAATG